TCCACAAAATACACTTCTTATCGAAACTCGATAAAATAATACTATTTGTGGAAACATCCTCTTTGGAAGAAAGATTCCCTCCTCACAACACTTATATCAGGGGAAGGAAACCTTGATTTTACAGGGATGTATATAAGTGTTATAATTAATTATATTAACAAACGGAGAGTAACTATGCAAGCGAAACCTCGCCAGAGAGTTTATGCTAATGTAACAAAAGCTACTTCCCCACCAACCACCACTCGTGAACAAAGAGAAGCTAAGAAGCAGAATTCCAGTGCAGCAATAGAGTTTGTTCGTAAGCAGATTAATATTCTTAAGCCTTATGAACTTAGTCAAACACAATACCTTCGCACATATCAATTAATGATGCAAGATGATGCTATTGCTACATGTTTCTACGCCAGAACAATGGGTGTTGCTAAAGCTCAGAAAAGAGGCAGTTTTAAACACAACCCCAATTCAGAAGAATCTATCCGAGCAAAAGAGTTTCTGGAGTATAACCTCAATAACCTAAGAGGTCAATCTCCTTTAACAGTAGGTCTTATGGCAAGTCATATGATCCGAGATAGATGGAGTCCTTTTGAGAATGTTTATGAAGCTGCAAGTGGTGAATGGGAAGGGATGTGGAAGCTTAAGAAATTAGCTTATGTCCATCCATTAAGTCTCGATAAACTAAAACCTTTTGTGGTGAAGGCTGGCGGAGACAATATTAGCCATCTTAGACAAGTTCCTGATGCTTTCATAGGTAGTGATGGTCAAGGTAGTGCTACTTTTGGTCAGACAGTTGGCGGAGTAAAAGAAATTCCTTTCAACTGGGTATCTTATTGCAGTTACTCTGCTACAGATAGTCAACCTATTGGTAACAGTTTATTTGATGCAGCTTATATTCCTTGGAAAGAAAAGCAACTCTTGCAAGATCTAACTCTTGTTGGTGTACAGAAAGATTTAGCGGGAATGCCTGTTCTTGGTGCTCCAAGTAGTTTACTTGCTGCAGCAGCAGAGAACCCTGATGGTCCAGAAGCATTAATGGTTGAGCAACTTAAACAAAACCTTGCCAATCTACATAATGGTGACCAAGCATATTCTATGATCCCAACAGACACTCACTCTGAGACAGGTAATGGTCAGAGACAGTTTGAATTAAAGTTCTTGGGTATTGATGGGATCGGAAAACAATTTCCAGTTGAAGAACTTGTCGAACAAAGACGTAGAGCTATCTTTAATTGTTTCTCTTGTCAGAATATGCTCTCAGGGGAAAACGGTGGTGGTAGTTATAACCTCCTTGAAGGACAAACATCCCTACAAGCACACGCTGTTGAACTAGATAATATGGTTGTAGACGAGATGTGGAATAAGCAAATCATTCCTAAACTACTACGTCTCAACAATTGGAAGCTCTCTGAGAAAGACATCCCTGTGTGGAAAAGTGGTGATGTTCAAGAAATCAGTCTTGATGAGAAAGGTAAGTTTGGTCAACGTATGGCTTCTGTTGGTCTAATGCCTAAGAACGATCCTAAGTTCATGAACGAGATGATGGAGTATTCTGGTTGGCAGTATCGTTTTGATGAGAACCTTACACCAGAAGAAATCACTGCTTTGTGTGGTGAACCTACAAGTCGTTCTGGTGAGTCCAAGGGCAGTAGCGGTGTAGGTAATACACAAATGGCAGGTGTCACTAGTGCTACAAACAGTGAGAATGCAGCATAAATTCCTTTGTGTTGCACTACCTTATTAATAGTGTTATAATTAATTATCAATTGGAAACAACTGTATGACTTACACACAAGAGTTCTCTGTCAGAGAGGGCGAAGTAATCAGATGTTTCGATGCACTTCTATATGATGCAGTTGTTAAATCTTCTGCATCTAAAGTTTCTGAGTATGTAATCTCCCTTACCACACAAGATTCTTTCAATACCTACAAAAACTATGCTTTCTCGTTAAACGAGATGGAAGCTACCTTTGATTCAAAAGATGACTCCCTTATAGAAATTGTTCTTCGTGATACAAGTGTTCATAAGAAGGTTATCCTCAAGAATGAAAAGTCTACGTTAGTTTATGCTAAAGGTCAAGATGTTGTTGGTAAGAATAGTGAGATTAATGATATCACTTCAAAAGAGAATATCTACTCAATAACTATTAATACTCAAGAGTTTGTTACTCCTTTTAATGATGATAATTCTTTAGAAGATGTTTATGAACATTTAACAGGTATTAATCTTGAAGCTGCAAGAGAAGCACTTGGAGAAGATATACAAAATCATGATTCACCGATTAATTGGTGGTCTGCATTTATAACGTGAGGACAAATATGCGAGTCAACGATTCGAGTGTATTGAACAAAATCCTCAAGGGTTTACAAGCTGCAATTGGACAACAAGAACAGCCTGTAGAACAGCCACTTGAAGAAGAGGTTGTTATCAAGAGTTATAATGAAATTGAAGAGTATACTGCTCTTGATTCTCAAGAAGAAGAAAGACGTTGCTTACAAATCATTATGGAGCCTTACAAACGTGATGCTCACAACAACTGGTATACAACAGAAACAATTCAGAAAGGTCGTGAATCTTACGAGAAGAATAAAGAAAACATTCCAGCCAATTTATTCCACCTTGTAGATACAACATCTTTCGAAGTAGAGGAGACTTTCCTCCTTGAAGAAGACACTTATTACGAAGCTATTGATGAGACCTTGGTTAAAGGTACATGGATGGCTTGGACACACTACTCAGATGATGAGGTTTGGGAACTTAAGAAGTCAGGTGAAATTGGCGGATTGTCTCCATCTTGTTTAGGTAGTGTTGATAAAGAAACTGGTGAAATCACTAATCTAGCTTTCACTAAAGAAGATTTCTATTCATACGCAGAAGAAGGACAATCAGATGCCTCTTAATATTGTTAAAGACGTTAAAGAGTTTGCTCCTCATATTGCTGCTTGTTCACACACACTTAATGACGGTGCTGCTAATAATCGTAACATTGACCTTATCCAAAAGTCAAAAGTTAAGTCTGATAAAGAAGTAGCTCTACTAAAAATCCTTGGTGAAGATTCTCCTGAAACTATCGAAAAGGCAAGTGTTCGTAATACAGAAAGTATGTTACGTGCTGCCCTTAAAGAGAAGTACGAAGATGACGATGATTACCGTTGGATTTGGTTAGAAGACTTTGACCCAGAAGCTATGACCGCTGTCTTTGAGATGGAAGGTAAATCATATGCTGTTGGTTATACAGTTTCAGCTAACGGTTTAATTGAACTAGCAGATGACTATCAAGAAGTTATTAGCCACAAAGTTTACACTACGGCTGATGAAAACAATTTGATTCTTAAGAGCAAAGAAGATGCTATTGAGAACAAAGACTCAGAGATTAGTTCTGAGGAAATCGTAATTGAGGGAGAGCAATCAACCTCAGAAGATAATCTAGAAGAAAAAGAAGAGGAAACTATGTCTGAGAAAAAAGACACTCCTGTAGAGTTTTCAAAAGCTCAACTTAATCAAATCGAAGAGTTACTTAAAGCTAAAGAAGCTGAAACACTAGCTCGTATCGAAGCAGAAAACCTACTTAAATCAACTACTGAAACATTATCTGGCTTAGAAATGGTTGAGTCTGGTGATGTAGAAGTTCTTGCTAAGGGTATTGTTGCTAACCAAGAACTTGGTGAAGTGTTTGTTAAGTCACTAGCTAATGCACAAGAGCTTATCAAATCGGCTAAAGCTGAAGCAGAAGAAGTTCGTAAAGAACTTGGTTCACATGAGCAAATCACTGACGAAAGTGAAGTTAAAGAACTTGAGAAAGGTACTGACACAGCTTCAGCACTTAAAGCTCAGATGGCTAAATTAAACGCTTAATAAGAATAATAAAGAGGAATACTTAAATGGCTACATTAAATCGTGAACAGATTGTTGCTAACGCTCTTGAAGGTCAAGGTGCTGGTGATGACATGACTCATACAACTCTGGAAGTTGTTAAAACAGCTACTATGTCTAACGGTACTTTACTTCTTGCGGACGGTACAGAGGCTGTTGCTGGTGACCTAGCTGCTAACATCGTATATGTAATTGATGACCCTAAAGTTGAATTTATCCCTGATGGTGATACTGATGGTGTTCGTGTTGTAGAAGCTCTTGATTGGGTTAAGTTCTACGGTGCAAACCTTAAACTTGGTGCAACTGCATTATCGGCTGGCGAACTAACTACTTTCGCTAAGAAATACGCTTAATAGAAAAGAATAATAAGAGGAAATTATAATGGCAGATTTACGTTTTGGCGAACAGGGTTTACAGAATTTCACGCCACTGATGGACTTAGTTCCACGTCAAGAGAACATGCTACAACGTATGGGTCTATTCTCTGTAGTAGATTACACAACTGAGAAAGTAACTGAGTTTGAACGTCGAGTTCTTGGTATTGATACTATGTACTCTGTTGAGCGTGGTGCTGATCGTCAGTATGCTGGTGATGAAGGTGCGCAAACAGCGTTACTAAAAATTCCATTCTTCACATTAGATAAAGTTATCAAGCCTAGCGATGTTGACCAACTACGTGAATTCTTAACAGCTACTGATCCAGAAACAGTTCGTAGTCGTGTTGAGAAAGTTATTGCTCGTATCCAACGTGGTCACGTAGAGTTACATAAGAATGTAATGTATGAAGCACTAGTTAATAACAAAACTTATGCTAAAGGTAAGGATGGTAATGACCGTGTAGGTTATGTTAAGAACTTCCAAACAGCTTTCGAAATCGATAATGCAGAAATGTATAATGCTGCTGCTGATGGTGCTGCTACAATCGACCTAGATGACCAAACTGCTAACCCAGCAGATGAGTTCGAGAAATTCCGTAAGCACGTATTCAACAAAGCTGGTGATGGTGGTGACAACTATCGTCTAGTAGTGTTAATGGGTAGCGGTTCATTCACTAAACTTAAGAATCACTCAGACTACGTAGAAGCTTTTGCTAACTATGCTTCTAACGAAGAGCCTTTACGTCAACGTTTAGGTGGTCTACGTACTTCTCGTGTTCTTGAGTGGCAAGGTGTTACTTACATCGAAGACGTTTCTGGTAAGATTGCTGATGACAAGATTATCGGTTTCCCACTAGATATGGAAGATATGTTCCAGTTACATTACGGTCACGCAGATACTATCGCTGCTCAGAATGGTGATGAAGCTGTTTCAGAAGCTTACCTATACGTTCGTGAAGTAGATGGTCGTCGTGTAGGCGTTGAGTCAGAAGCTGCTCTTGTAGCTTGTATCACCAGACCAGAGTTGATCGCGAGATGGTCAGAAG